GCATTAACATCTTCTTCGATGTCAAAGTCTTCTTTCATTCCTTCTTCGTCTTCTTTGTCTTCTTTGTCTTCTTTAGCAGACTTTTTACTTTTCATTGGTTTTGGATCTTGCTCTTCGTCTTCGCAAGCACCTTCTGCAACTACATCTTCTTCTTCATATTCGATCTCATCTTCATCTTCATCTTCTATGACTTCTTCAGTCATACCTATATCTTTTTTTGCTTTAGATGCTTTTGCGTTCACTACATCTTTAACTTGAGAAAGAGTTTGTGAAGGGTCTCTTAATTTAGCCGAATCGTCATCGGGACGATAATTATCTGGGGTTGGACCACCTAAATCTTCATAAGCAGGAGTCTGTCCGGGAGTTAATCCAGTAACTTTCTGCATAGGATCGGCAGGTGAAGCCCCTTTGGTTACTACGTTTTCCATTTCTTGTAAATTTTTACCAACGGACATTTTAGATTTTGTTTTATAATCTATATTTATTTATAATTTAAAGATTTGCTAAAAAATCTTGGAACAATTGAACCTTATGTTCATCTAATACTTTTTGACTAACTAAATTGTTAATTTTTCGTTTAGATTGCTCCATAAACCAACTATTTTTGGATGCATCATAAATCCACTCAACTCCTTCCATAATTCCAGATACGAATGCATCAGGAGCAGAAGGGTCTGCAACAAGATCTGCCGCAGTTGCCAGCATAAAATCTTCACCAACAATTTTATGACCTTCGCTAGTCATACGAAGAGATCCCACACCACGAGAAGAGACTCCGAGACAAACTCCTTCTTTAATTAAAGCTTCGGCAATTTTTCCCATAGGAGTTCCGAGTAGTTGTGCTTTTCCTCTAAAGTTTTGTCCACTCTGCTCAAGACATACTATCTTATGAGAAACACGATCAAGATTTACTGTAGGTCCATCTGGATGACCTAGTTCTCCAAGAGCACGACCTTTTTGGATAAAGTTTTCATTATATCGATTAACTTCACGAGCAAGAGTTTGCATAGGATACATTCTCCCATTACGATTACAAATGTCTCCCTGAAGGAAAATACCCTCAATAAACATTTTTTTATCTACACCCTTACCTTCGGTAAAGAAATTAACTTGTGAGACTTCTTCTGTGATAAGTTTCATTTTACTCCGTGACTAACTGAACGATTTCTGTGATGCTTACATTTTGATTACCTGATGATGTAATTGCACTTACTTTTACACTTCTTGCAATATTTGCAGAAGATGTAGTAATTACTCCAACTATAGATGAAGTATTGTAATCAACTGTTACTGAATCATTTGATAATCCAGTAATCAATTTATGCTCAGTATTAACTCCAACTGGTAGACCATTTTGAATAGTAACGAAATCACCAATCAAAAATGTATTTCCAGAATTTATGTCAAAATTTATTACAGTTGGATTTCCAGTTGTAATTCCCGAAATAGATTGTCTAGCAATCCTTTCTTTTAAAACTTCAGGGGATGCTGAAGTAACTTCGAATGAATTTACTGTAGCAATTGGATTTCCACCAGTCTCAACATGTACTGAAGTTGCTCCTGTAGATATTCTTAAATATCCACTTTTCAATGCAATTGGATTACTAGTAGAAGCTGATCCAGCACTTGCTGATATTCTATTTACATTTTGGACAATCTTAGTTGCCATTATTCATTTTCTCCGCTATATTCATCACCAAATAATGATGCCGCAACATAGGGTCTAGAAGAATCAACTCTACTAGATGCTTTTGCATATAACAAATCTTTAATTTTGTTTGATGCATCATATACTGACCCATCTGTTGCAATCAAATCGACAATTTCTTCCATAAGAATATTTATTACTATGTTATTATTTATATCTTGCCACCTTTGGGTTCTGGAGGAGGTTCTGGAGTAATTAATTCTTCCGGTGCAACTTCTTCTCCTGGAATAGCTTCTGGTTCCATAGGGACACCTCCTGGAATAGGATTTCCTGCTTCATCTACTGGAGCATTTGGATCTGGTAAAATTCCTTTTTTAATTTCATCTTCAATTTGTTTATCAATTTCGATAATCTCAACATCAGTTTGGCGAAGAATTTTCTTACGAACATATTCTGTTGAGTAATATTTTCCAATATACGCCTCCATAGATGTAACAGATGTTAATCTGTTTGATAAAAGTTCAGATTCTTTAAGTTCTGCAAAATGATTATCATACAAGAAATCATATTGAATATGATCACTCATTTTATCCCAATCTTCTGGAGTAACTATATTTTTTAATATCAGCTGAGTTCTAAGCATATCATTAAACATATTTGCGAATCTTTTTCTAAGTCTTCCTACAAATTTAGAAAATTTAAGTTCATCTCGTAATATTTCAGTTGATCGACCTAGATTAAATCCATCTCCACCACCAGCAATTCGTGATTCTGGAACACCAAGTGCTCTGTATAGTTTCTTTTGGAAATACTCAATATCAGCAAGTTCTCCTAAATTTTGCCCTCCAGGCAGGGTTGTAATCTCAGTTCCTCTTCCACCTTCTCTTCTTGGAAGCCAATAATCTTCCATCATACTCATAAATTTCTTATCGTCTTTAACTTCTCCAGTATTTGCATCATAAACTAATTTATTTCTATACCTAGACATCGTTTCTTTTAAGTATTGCTCTGCTTTTACCTTAGGAAGATTTCCTACATCTATATAAAAAATACGACGCTCTGGAGCTCTTGACATTCTGTATATAACAAGAGAGTCCTCAATCATTCTTAGTTGATTAAGTGCTTTAATAGCCTTATGCATGTAAGACAATACATTACCTTTATTACGATCTACTAATCCAGAAGTACAATAGGTAATTGAGTCTTTTGCAATTTTAACTACCCCCTTTGCAGAAGTCCCTAACATACTTGATGGATAAGTTACTGTTGGAGTATAAATGTAATATTCTTCAATTTCTGGAAAGGTAACTTCATTAAGATTTAAATTAGTTAAAGCAGATATATTAGGTCCTAAACTATTACTTGTTTTTTTTTCTTGACGAACATGTTTAATTTTTACTGGATCAATATACCTAAGTTCTTGAATACCTTCTTCTGGTTTTTTTACATCAATAACTTTTAAATAAAATAGTTTACCGTCAATATACCAATTTCTGAATATCTCATGAGACTTTTTGTCAAAGTCCATAATTTCTTTAATATGTCTAAACTCTTCTCTTATAATTTCTTTGAGTCTATCGCTACCAATTAAATTTGATAATTCAATCTCAATTGGAGAATCATATAGGTCACTTACAATTGCCTCATTTACTACGTCTTCAATTGCTCCATCACATTCTGGATGTAAAGACATCTCTCTATATCTACGAATTAAATCGTGTTCTGTTCTATATACTCCTTCAATATCAACAGTTTGTCCATAAAATCCAGATTGTACATAATAATCAACCCCGTCCTCATTATTTGGAGGAACGGGGGATATTATAGATTTAGATTTTTTTTCAGTATTGTCAATTGAAAAACCAAAAAGTTTTGCCATGTTATAAATTTAATCTCTTAATATGTTGTATTTAGTTAATATCTTTACCACCAGCGGCTGGAGAAGTACCTTTAACTGCTTCCCACCAAAGAACTTGCATCTCTACAGTAAATTCTTGAATTGCATCAGTCTCGTATGCTAATTGAATTGAGCTTATATTTGTTGGAAATAAATCATAGAAATGATATGCTCTTAAAGTAGTACCGTCACGATCTAATTGATAAACAAATGCATCTGCTTGATATAATGCCGGATTGGTTTCGCCAGTATTATCAGAGACTCTATTAATAGAGTTTACCCAACTCTCAAAAGCTGAACGGATTGCAAAATCAGTATCATTAATAACTGTGATTGTCCAACTTTCAAATGTTCGATCTCCTGCTAATTTAAGAGTTCTACCCCTAAAAGCAACTTCTAATGGAGCCACAGTTGATGCTGGGAGTGCCACAGATTTAATTAAGAATCTAGACTTGTCTAGAACATTTGTATCCGCTGGAGCTGATTCTGGGAAAGATAAAACAACCTCAAAAAGGTTGCTTCTAGCACCACCTCCAGACATCTTACTTTTGAAGTCTGTAATCTTTCTTAAAGGAGGTGGATTTAATTGATTCCTGGTAGCCATAGTTTTTAAACCTCTTGTTTAATTAAAAGTTTCCGATGACTTCTTCAAAATCAACGCCAGATTTAGTGGCGATAAATGTAAGACCAATGAAGTTGATCGATCTCGCTGGTTTAATATAAATATCGGCTCTAAATTCGTTAGAATCAATAACCGCTGCAGTATTATTAGATTCATCTGCGATTACTACATAATCAGTTATTCCTCGTTTTGCCTGAACATCTCTCAAGAATGGTTCAATTGTATTTACAAAATTTGTTCTAGTTATCTCATCATTGAATTCAAACAATACATCTTTAGCAGCACGAGAAATTGCATCCTCTAAGTAAATAAATAGTCTTCTGACATTAATTCTATCAAAAGCAGATGCTTTAGCTAGTCCAGTTTTATCACCAAAAAGAATAATACCTGCTCCTGGAGAAAATATTATAGAGTTAATTCTATTAGAGTATAGAATATCTCTCTGTGATTTACTTGGGTTATATGCAAGTTTAACTGCATTTAAGATAGCTCCTCTAGTTGTTCCTGCTGGAGAATACCAAGGAAAATTATTTACATCATTACGAGCACATAATCCTGCAATATCACCATTAAGTGGTATGTAACGGAAAGTCTTAGAAAATCTATCATAAACGTATTTATATCCAGAATCAAATACTGCATACGATGATGAATTAATCGGGGCAAAGAACTCAACAATATTATTGGTAACAATTCCTGGGTTTTTGACCGTAACTTCCGTTTGTACAGCAGTGTCACTTAAAAATGCTCCACGATAAGGTGAAATAAACGCAATTGCATCTTTTCTAAGTTCTGCAACCGAAATAAGTTTTTGTGCAAGCGATTGAGCA